CGCCCCTGATCGCGCAGAACAGCGTGACCGCGACCGGGGGCGCGCAGTGGGGTACGTCAAACTTCGGCCTCGCGCTGAACGTGCGCACCGCTGGCCGCAATCCGGCGATTGGCCTCGCCGATAGCGCCGGGAGTAACTATTTCGCTCTGGTCAACGGCAGCGGGACGTTTCAAGTCGCGGCGGCGCCGGCGCCGGGTGACACCACGACCCCGCCGACCACGTTGCTGGCGCTCAATCGTGCTACCGGCGTGTTGACGCTGAAGGCCGACCCGGTCGGTAATCTCGACGCCGCGACTAAGCAGTATGTGGATAGTCACACGGGTGCGGGCACCTACCTGCCGCTCGCCGGCGGGGCACTCACGGGCGGTATCAGCTTCGGCTCGCAGCTCGCTGCATCAATCACCGACCTGACGAGACATATCGCCCTGTTCGGCACGAATTTTGGTTTCAGCGTCACCAGCGGGCGGTTGAATTACAACGTGCCGGCGGGCAGTGCGCATACTCTGGTGATTGGCGGCACCGACACCCTGATCGTGGCAGCAGGAACGACCACCATCAACCAGGGTAATCTGGTGATCGCCGGCTCAGTGACCACGAACGCCGGAGCACAGTGGACCAGCTCGAACTTTGGTCTGGCTGCGAACGTCAAAGCGTTCGGGCGCAATCCGGCGATCGGCCTTGCTGATAGCACGAGTGCCAACTATTTCGCCTTGATTAATAACGCCGGGAACCTTCAAATTGCCTCGGCGCCGGCGCCGGGCGACACCACGACCGCACCAACAACGCTAGTTTCGGTCAACCGCAGCACCGGCGTGGTGACACTGCATGCCGATCCGGTGGCCAACCTGGATGCCGCCACCAAGCAGTATGTCGATACCAAGGCCGGAACCTACCTGCCGCTTACTGGCGGCACGCTCATCGGTCCGCTCAGCGGCACGACGCTCGCCATGTCGGGCGCGGTCACCGCCGGATTGAATATCAACAAGATCGCTCTGGTTCCCGCCAACAGTGGCGGCACACCACAAATCCAGGCGGGCGGCCTTGATGCCAATTGCAACCTGTCGATTTCCGCATCGGGAACCGGGTCGCTCATCATCGTCCCGCCCCTGTTGCTGCAATCCGTGTCCGGCCCGTCGATCCGTTCCGGCACCGGTGCTGCAACCGGCACACAGCCATCGGGGAGCTTGTGGATCAGGACCGATGGGAGTGCCGGCGCACGCATCTATGTCAGTCAGGGCGACGGCACCTGGACACCGATTGCGAGCGTGTGATGACCAGTCGCATCCAGGCACAGCGGTTTTTCAGTACCACCCAGCGCCCGGCCAACGGCTCGCGTCCCTCGGGTGAAATTTGGCTGAACTTTCCTGACCTCAAGCTGGGTATGATCGATCCAACGCAGACCGCGATCGATCTCTTGCCGGTGCGTGTTTACTCCCCTGCCGCGACCTATGGTCCGGGTGATTACGCCAGGGTGGCAGGCGTTCTGCAACGCGCCAAGATCACCATCCCGCCGCATGCTTTCATGCAATCCGAGTGGGACCCGGTGAACGCGCAAAGCGTCAACGATCTGCGCTACACCACCCAAACCCAGAACGACGCGCGTTATTACACGCAAACCCAATCCAACGCGCTGTTCACCACCCAAGCACAGAACGATGCGCGCTACTGGACCCAGGCTCAGGCCGATGGGCGCTACCTCAAGCTCACCGGCGGCACGCTTACCGGCATCATCGACGTGCCGTTGCCAGGTATCGGTTTCGGCGGCGGACACCATTTTGGTTTTGGCTGGGATGGGACCAACACCAACTACTATGTGGACAGCACCTTCATCGGCGCCATTGCCAACCAGGCGTGGGTCAATGGTCGCCTTGGAAATTATCTCCCAATCGCGGGTGGCACGATCACCGGCGCGCTCGCGGTTAATGGTTACACCACGCTGAATAACGCCACGATTAACGGCACCACGACGACGGGCACGATGGTTGCATCGGGCGCGGTCTACGCCGGTAATCGCACCGCGCTCTATCATGACGGCACCCGCGCGTATTGGTGGCTTGATGGTTCGAACACGTGGCAGATGCAGTGGACCGCCGGGGTGCTTTACTATCTCAACAACGTCGGCACCCAGCTCTGGCGTTGTGATAGTGCTGGCAGCACCTACAACGCCGGCAACGCTTCGATCGGAAATACCCTTACTGCTAATGGCACGATCTACGGTAATGTTGGCCGGATCATATCCCAGGGCGCGCATAATCCCTCGCTTTGCTGCTACAGCACCGGCACTGCCACCGCCGGCGGCATCTGGGAGGAAAGCGGCACGGTCTATCTCGGCGGCATGAACGGCGACGGGACGCCTTCGGCAACCTTTGGCGGGTTCTCCAGCACCATCGTATTCTTCGCCTCGCGCACGGATTTCGCTGCGTATTACGCGGGTGGCACGCGCAACTACCAGTTCCAGAACAACTACCTGTTTCGGTTCACCGAAGGCGACGGCTGGCTGCACTATCAGGCGCCTGCTGGTTACCTCATGGAGATCGCCCCCGATGGGACGTTCTTCGTGGACGTGGGGCAGGCGTTCAAGCCAGGGGGTGGCTCCTGGGCGGCGCTCTCCGATCCGCGCTTCAAGTGCGATGAACAGCCCTACGCGTGCGGCCTGGGCAAAATCTTACAGTTAAAACCGATCAGTTTCCGCTATGACACGGACAAGGTGCGCCACGGTGTCGCGGGAGCCACCTATTACGGCTTTAACGCCGAAGACGTGCAACAAATCATGCCGGAGATGGTGTCCACCGGGACCGTCCGCGCGGCGGACGAGGACGGCACGATGATGCACGCGTTAACCCTCGACCTGAGCGCGCTGCCCTTGGCTTTGGTCAACGCGATCCAGGAACTCGCAACCCGGCTGACCCGTCTGGAGAACGCCCATAATGCAACCGTTTGATCCAACCGAGCGTCTGAGCGTGACGCTGGAAGCCCAACAGTGGAACCAGTTGCTGGGGCTTCTGGGGGAGGCGCCGGCGCCTTATCGCATCACCAACCCGCTGATCCAGATGTTGCTGAACCAGCTTAACCCGCCTGAACCAGCGTCGTTACAGAAGTTTCCACAGGAGGTTCGTTCATCATGAGTATGACCCCATGAGTATGACCCCGACACCCCGTCCGCCCACCCCGCCGGCGTCTGCCGACCCGGCGCCTGCAAAACCGGGGCAACACCAGAAAGCCACGGACGATCCTCCCGGCAAATATGGCTATCAGGGCCGGCCTCAAGGTGAGAAATCACCACCAGTGCCGGAATATGAGCCGGGCACCAATCCGCCGGGGACAAATCCGCCGGTGGCTCCCGCACATGATCCGGCCACGACGCCCATTCCGGGTTCTATCCCAGGCATCGAGCGCCCGGATGGCGGTCCGGTCGAGGTCCCGCATGAGGACAAGGACAAGGAGCGGGACAAGAACGGTCCTCCCAAAAAATGAAGGGCATGACCCCCGAAGAACAACGCTACGAACTCATCTTGAAACGGATGATTGCGGTGCTTGACGCTGAGCACCGCATGATCCCGTTCACGCGTCTGATGATGCCGACGCCAAATCACCCCGCGGACCCTGATTTCAGTCGCTACGACGTGCAGAAATTCCACGAGGTGATTGCCACGGCGCTTGAAGAACTCGAAGCCGGGCGGATCAAGCGCTTGATTATCTCACTGCCGCCGCGGCATGGCAAAACGCAGCTGGCCAGTAAGATGTTTCCGGCATGGTTTGCCGGGAGGAACCCTCATTCCAGTCTGATTTTCGGCACCTACAACGAGAAATTCAGCCAGGATATCGGTCGCGCGGTGCGCGATATCATGCTCTCGCCGCAATACAAGCAGGTTTTCCCGAACACGATCCTCAAATTCGACAGTCAGGCGTCGGATCGGCTGCAAACCACCATGGGCGGCATTCTGGCGTTTGTCGGGCGCGGTGGCACGACCACCGGGCGTGGCGGTGACGTGCTGATCATCGATGATCCGCTGAAAGACCGTCAGGAAGCTGACAGCCCGGTGATCCGGGATGCACTCTGGACGTGGTTCACCCAGGTGATCGCCTCGCGCCTCATGGATGAAAGCGGTCGGATCATGTTGATCCAGACCCGCTGGCACCAGGATGACCTTGTTGGGCGGCTGACCGACCCGATGAACACGTTTTACGACGAAGAAGAGGCCAAAGAGTGGCACATCATCGATCTTCCGGCACTCGCCATGGCTGGCGCGGACGATGCGATCGGGCGTGAGGATGGGGATGCGCTCTGGCCGGGCCGTTTCGGGCGTAATTTCCTCTTAG